TTGCTCATCCTCATCCTCATCCTCATCCTCATCATCCTCATCCTCAGCTGGCTCCTCCTCATCCTCATCCTCAGCTGGCTCAGGGTACTCCTCACCAGCCTCCTCATCCTCAGCCATCTCCTCATCCTCATCCTCATCCTCATCCTCTGGAGCCCTGGTGGTGTCCTCCTCCATCAGCTCATCCTCATCCTCAGCTGGCTCCTCCTCATCCTCAGCTGGCTCAGCCTCCTGGCCCTTGGCATAGCTGATGACCCAGGCCTCATCTGTCTCCTCTACTGCCAGGATGTGCTTGCCCACTGATGGGGCAGCTGCTGACCTCATGGCCAGGGCACCTCTGTGGGCTGGGATGGGAACGGCTGAAATCTCCATCAGCTCATTGTTTGTGTAGGCCATGCCCTTGTCACCATAGGCAGGGTCATCCTCATCCAGCTTGGCACGCTCCACGGTTGCCCCAGGGGTAAAGCCCACAGAGACTGCATTGAGGAAGCCACGCTTGAATTGTGAAGCCACAGTGCGGCCAAGGGGGTTGTCAGCTGAGTCATCCCACTCAATGGATGCCACCAGGTCACCACCATCCATGGCTATGTCTACCACTCTGCCCACTGGTGGGATGCTGTAGTCATGGCCCCATAGAACGACGGGGTTCCCTTTGAAATGGTCCAGGTTCCAGTCAGCCTGCACCACATCCTCATACCTGTCAGGGGTAGGGCTGGAGGCAGTCACAGTGGTCAGGCCAGTGCTTTTGCTGGTGGTGCTCTTGAGCACCATGGTGCGGTATTTCATCATCAGTTTTTTATCCTTGAAACTATTGTGCATCTGCAGTTAATATCCAGGGCAGCCCTGCCAAACCCACCAGGATGGTCTGCAGACTCACCTGCAAACTCTCCACTGGGTATCACAAAGGTCTCACCAGGTTGGATGGGGGGTGCATTGTCAAGCAGCTCATGGGCATCTCTGGCTCCAGGTGCTGCCATCCACACCAGCTCCATCTCAATGCCCTTGTCAGCCAGCTGGTCATATGTCCCACGCTTGGCTGCACTGATACTCTTGGTGGTCTCAGTCCTGGCTACTCTGAGGGCACGCTCAGGCGAAAAGGCCACACCCTGCATCAGATAGTCCTGCAGCTCACCAATGGTGGCCCCTCTGTCCAGGCCCTGCTCAATGATGCTCTTGACCATATCCTTGGTGCCTTGCTCCATGTTGCCAGCCATGTCCTCTACAATGGTCTTGACTTTGTTGTCAATCCACTCAGGGCTCACAGTCTCACCAGCTGCACCTGCCTGCCTCAGTGCTCTGGCCACAGACTCTCTCACCATTTTGGTGATGACAGGCCTGGTGGCTGTTTTGAAAAGTATCATCTCGTCATAGCTGGCCAGTATCTCCAGCAGCCAGCTGAGGCCCAGGTCAGCCTTTGTGACCACCTGCTCTATGCCCTTGGCTTTTGGCAGTGCTGCCTCAAGGCGCTTGGCAGTGCGTGCAGCCCTGCCTCTCAGGTGTCTCCTGACAACCAGCTGCAGTGCACGCTCATAGGGTGTGTGGAGCTTGTCTACGAACTGCCTCATGTATGTCTGCCTGGCATCTCTGGTGGTGCTGTCAGTGCACACATCCAGGTCAGCACTCAGCCAGTCAGCTCCATCCTGGTCAGCATCCATGGTGATGCCACAGCTGCTCAGCAGCTGCCTCATGGCAGCACCAGCCTCACCAGCCTCTGGCTCATCAGCTGTGATGGGTACAGAGCCAGCCACAAGTGCCTCAGCTGCCTCCAGGGGTATCATTGGAAAGGCCACCAGGATGAGCTGGATGCCAGCCTCATCAGTCAGTGACCCAGCTGCCACAGCTGCCAGCACCTCAAGCAGTGAGGCTATCTGTGCACCATTGAGTGCCTGAGCTGCCACTGGTTTGTCTGCTACCAGCTCAGCCTCAGCTGGCTCACCTGGAGCTCCAGCTGGCTCAGCTCCTGGCTCAGCTCCTGGCTCAGCTCCTGGCTCAGCTGGGGCAGCTGCTGGCATTAGTCCATATGCGTCCATGAGGTTGTCAGTGGGTAGGTCATCAAAACCCTCATAGGCTGCAGCATCTGCCACTGGCACACCCATGCTCACCCATGTCATCACCCTGCTCACTCTGTCAGTCCTTGACTCCTGCAGGGCCTCCACCTCACCAAAGTCATAGGCCACAGTGAGGTCATCACCATCTGGAAACATTTTGGCCAGGCGGTTCAGCTCTGAGGTGATGAGTGCAGCCCTACCCTGCAGCCCCTCCCAGTACCGTTTTGCCTGCTCTTTCGAGGTGGCATAGTTAGCACTGGGCAGTCCGATTCTGGTAGGTGGAACGTCCAGAGCTGCCAGAACAGCTGCCCTGGTCATCTCTCTCACCTGAGTGTATTCCATATCCTTTGGAGACCAGCCCACAGGGGTGTACTCCACAGCACCACCCATGACCAGCAGGCCACTGCCAGCTGTCATCTGTTTCTCATATGCAGCGCGAAGCAGGCGAATCTGCTCAGTGCTCCACCTGTCTCCTTCCTCACTGGGGCTGATGATGCCAGTGGGCCTGCCTGTGGCAGCACTGGATGCAGTCAGCTCCTGGGTACGCTTGTCTGTCAGCAGGTCCTGGTGCAGTGACTGGATAGCACCCACACCCCACATGCTCCTGGGGTCATCTGCCCAGCTGGGTGTCCTAATATGCAGCACCTGCTCATAGGTGTAGGCTTTGCGCTCACCCCCACCTGTGTACTCATAGGCACCAGGCTGGCCATCTGCTTGAGGCATTATCCTGACTCTACTGGGGTGCAGTCTGAGCAGGGCCTCTGGCTGGCCCTTGCCAGCTACCAGTATGAAGGCATCACCAGTGAGGCACAGGTCTACAATGAGCTGCCTGAAAAATAGGACAGAGGACACCCTGCTGGAAGGGTTGGCCAGGAGCTGCACCAGTGGGTGGTCATCTACTGGCTCAGCATCTGCACCCTCACCTCTGACCACCTTCAGCTTGACGCTGGACAGGTCCGAACTGAGTGCATTCACACAGCTGTATACCCATGGGAATGAGGCCATTGCACTGAGTGATGCCAGGGGGTCATACGCTGGAGCACTGGGTGCATCAGGTATAAAGTCAGCCCCTGCATTGTGAGAGACCTGCCCATCAGGGGATATGTCCACCAGCTTGAGTGCACGCAATACGCGCACAAATAGACTGTCACGAATAGCAAGGTTTGAGCCCATGCTTTGACTCTACTTCAGACCAGCTGCTGTGTCCAATGGGTAGCCCACAAAGGTGACCCAGCTGGTGGCCATATCCCACACCTCACAGGCTGCAGCCACTGCACTGGCCAGGGGCATCTGTGCATGGTGCAGGGTGTGCTCATCGGCATTGACCACAGCCACCAGCTCAGTGCCAGGGCATGCCCAGCTCAGTGCCAGGATGGTCTCACCTGAGCCAGTCAGCACTGCAGCTGCAGGTGGCAGCTCACCCAGCTGGTGCCTCAGCTCCTGGCCCAGCTGCACCATCAGGTGCATGGGCAGGTGCCCACTGGTGGCATCAAAGTGCCCAGGCCATGCAGCCCTCACCTCTGCTGGTGTCCACCAGTGGCAGGTGCTCAGCATCTCAGCTGGGCCCACACAGACAGGCTGGAGCTGCAGCTGCCTCAGCTGCTCACCTGCATTGCCACTGGTAAAGCACACCACCCTGGGCTCAGCTGGGTGGCCCAGGTGCTCAGCTATCAGCCTGGCTCTGGTGGCCTTGGCATCCAGCTGGAGCACAGGCAGCACCCTGCTGCCATCACTCACCCAGTCCATTGCTCATCATCCTCATCCACAAACTGGTCAGGCAGCTCACCCATGGCCTGCCTCACCTGCTTTGGGTTGCCCTTAAAAAATACCAGCACAGCCTGGTGCACTCTCTGCAGTTTGCGGCCAGCCCTGAAGTGCATGGATGCACTCATGGGTGCTCTGCCAGCTGGGGTGACCAGGATGGCATCATTGTAAAACACCAGGCCCAGCTCTCTGAACATGAGCACATTGTCAGCCACAAAGCCCCTGAGCCCACCAGCTGGGTCTCTCACATCACCCACCTTGACCACCACAAAAGCTCCATCCTTTAAACGGTCCACCACCTGGGAGAATATGACACGATACCAGGCCATAAACTCCTCATAGGTAGCCTTGGCACTACCATCTGCAGCCTTGCTGCTGTAGACCTCCAGGTCATAATAGGGTGGGCTGGTGAGACAGCCATCATACAGCTGGCCAGCTGGCAGCAGCTCACCCAGCTTGGTGCTGTCACCCTCAAGCCACAGGGGTGCAGCTGCAGCTCCAGCTGCCATGCTCTGCCCTGGTCTCCATGCTCTCCATGTGTCAGGGCTCACTGGCTCAGCTGGTCTGTGCCTATAGATGGCCAGCTGGGTGGTCCTCAAAAGGCGCTTGTGGTTTGCCACACCCTCACCCCTGTGCTCTGCCAGGCCCAGGTTGAGCACAGCACTGGATGGCATACGCTCCACCAGGCCCTGCATGTCAAGCAGCTGGACACACTGGCCAGCTCTGCCCTTGAGCAGCTGGCTGCTGGCCTCATAGTCTGCCACCCTCACCAAAGCACAGGCCAGGCCAGGGCACAGGTCCTGCACCATAGACACAGCCACAGCCTGGTCATCCACTGTGAGCTGGTAGGCATGGGCATGCTCAGCTGTGGCCATGCACCGTTTGATGGCTGCAGCCTTGTGGTCATCTGCTGCACCCTCCCAGGTCTGCACCACCAGCTGGCCCTTTGGTCCTATCTCCTGCCTCTCAGCTGCTGCTGCTATTTTGTCCACATATCTCCACCGCTCCCACCTTTTGCCTCTCAGCTGGTGCCAGCCCTCTGTGCTGCACAGCAGCTCATGGCCCAGCAGCTCACCAGCCTCCTCAAAGCCCAGCCTGGCCAGGTCCTCCTCACTCAGCTGCACACTCATGCCCAGGCCCATCAGATTGTCCAGGGTGGCACGCTCCAGCTCAGCTGAGCCATCCCTGGCTATGGGTGGCACCACCAGCTCCAGCATGTAGGTGTGGTGCACCTTTTGACGTTTGATGATGCACAGGCACCCATCAATGACAGCCCACCAGTGGCTCCTGGCAGCAGTCAGCCAGCAGCTGGCCAGTGATGCCCTGGGTGCTCTGCCACTCTCAGCCCATGACTGCAGGTATGCCTGCCAGGGCCCAGCTGTGTCACCAGCTCTCACACGCTCAAATGACTCCAGGGGGTTGCCCTGGTCAGTGACCTTGAGCCACTGCTGCTGGTTGGCAGCCACCTGCTCACCTCTGACCTCAATGCCTGTGTACTGGTAGCCAAGCAGACCAGCCACAGCACCCTTGACTGCCTCACCTGCAAAGGGGTCCAGCACATGACCACCAGCTGGCATGAACCATTTATAGCTCAGCTCAGCCAGCACAGGGTCAAAGGCTGACCCACCAGCTGCACCATTGACTCCACCCCTGCCACTAAAATAGTCATACTTGCCCTCAGCTGTGTTGTAGGTGCTGCCCAGGTGCTCACGTCCATCCATGGCTCTGAGGCCTGTGGCCCACCACTGCCTTTTTCGGTCCTGCCAGTACCCCTGCCTGGTGTCCAGCACTGTAAAGGGTGGAGCCCCAAACCGGTCCACCAGGCTGCCTGACTGTGGGCTGTCATCCTGCTCAGGTGTGCCCCACAGTGCCTCCAGCTCCTGCTCAGTCCAGCCAATGGCACTGAGTGCATTGTCATCCAGGTCCAGGTCCATCAGGTTGAGCTGCAGCTGTGGAGCGTTCCAGCTGGCCAGCTCTGCAGTCCTGTTGTCAGCTATCGCATACAGCACAGCCTCCTGGTCCTCCAGGGTGGTCCTGACTGCCTGCACACTGTCCCAGCCCAGGGCCACAGCTGCAGCCAGTGTGCCATTGCCAGCCACCACCACATTGCCAGCCCCCACCACTATGGGCTTTTGTTGGCCAAACCTCTCCAGGCTGGCTGTGATGGCCTCCAGGTTGCGCTTATCATGGGCTCTGGTATTGGCTGGGTCTGTCACCAGCTCACTCACATTGATTGTCTCTGTCTGCATTGTCCTCTCCTGTGTGTATCAGCCCACACCAAATGTGCTGGCTGCTATGCTCCTGACCATGTACCTGACAGCATCCATGCAGTGGTCATCCTTTTTTAAAGGTGCATCTGGCTGGTCTCGTTTCGTGTTGGTGGTGGCCCATCTGTAGCTTTGGAATTCATGCACCAGGGGCCTGGTGCTGGGGTGGTCATGCACCACCAGATGGGGCTGCCCCATGGCATCCAGCTGCATCAGCTCTGCCACTGCATTGATGCCAGCCCTGACAGAGCCTTTGCCTTTCTTGCTGGCCAGTGTGTTGATGCCATAGTCACGCGACAGGGTGAGCCTGCTGCCCCTGTCCTCACTGTCTGCCACTATCCACTCAGGCCACACATCAGTCAGCTCACGTATGGCTGCAGCATGCTGCCTGTGGGTCCACTCAGTCTGATAGTGCAGGCGGTATATGTGCAGCACTGAATCAGCTGGGTCCATGGCTGCCAGCACATAGGCAAAGGGGTTGCGGGTTCCAAAGTCAATGGCCCCATACCTGGGCCAGTCACTGGGTGGGTCAAAGGCATCTACCAGGTGGACCCTCCTGTCAAACTGGTACACCAGCCCCTCCATGGCTGTAAACTCACCCTTGTCTCTGGCTGCCCTCTCATGTGACCCATATGACCTGAGTATGCGGGCCCGCTTGACCTGGTCCACAAAGGGGTTGTCACCCCCATGGATGTAGTGCACTTTGGTGCCTGGGTCTGGTGTCTCCACAAACCTCTTATAGACCCAGCTGGTGAGCCCCTTGAGGGGTGTCATGGTCAGCAGCAGCCACCCACTCCTGCCCTCCCATCTCACACGGGCAACACGCTGGAGGGCCTCATTGTAGACAGCCTCATCATGCTCTTCATCCATCCAAACCAGAGCAGCAGAATACCCCTGCATGGCCCTGGCCCCAGCATCATTGGTGACAAAAACCACCTTGTTACCGTTTGGCAGGTAGGCCACTGAGGTGCCTGGGCCTGTCAGGTTCCGCCACTGTGTAGCAGCTGGCAGGTATCTCCTGATAGCAGTGCGCTGCACATGGATGGACAGGCTGGCATTGAGTGAGCTGGCCAGCACAGTGCCACCCTCTGGTGGGATGATGGACAGGTCCACTCCATTGCTACGGGCCCAGGCCAGCACTGCTGGTGTCCGACCACAGGCCACAGCTGCTGCCACCTGTGCACCCAGCTCTGTTTTGCCTGCACCGTTCCCACCAGCTGCCAGGGTTGCATCCTCACCTGGCTGCATCAGCACCAGCCTCTGGCTGCTCAGGGGTGGTGGGTTGTGCCATAGCCCAGCATATGCCAGGGGGTGCTCAGTCCTGCCACGTTCCCAGTCACCCAGGGCACCCACAGCTCCTGCACTCAGGCTGGCCATGGTCATGCCCCCTCATCAGTGTAGGATGCCTCCAGCACCTTTGTGGGAGTCTCACCTGCCAGCTCCAGCAGTCTCACTGCCTCTGGATAATACTGGACAATGGCCTGGGCCTGGCTCACTGGGTCCAGCTGCTCCACAGTGTGCTGCACATGCACCTGCATGGGTGCCTCATACCCCATGGCCCTGGCCTCCAATGCCATCAGCCTGCTCAGTGCAATGGTCTGTTTGTCCTTGCGTGCTTGGTGCTGGGCCATCCTCAGCCTCTGCAGCCAGTCAGCTTTTGACTCATCCTGTTTGGTGAGTCTGGCATCCTCAGCCCACCTCTCTCTCACCACCCTGGCATCCTCTCTGATTTGTCTCTCACTGACACCACTCCTCTCAGCCAGCTGGCCCTGGGTGTCAAGGGTCCAGGGGTAGGTCAGCAGGGCATGCTCCACCTCCCTGAGCCTCAGCTCAATCTCTCTCCTGGTCCTCCTGGGCATCTCAGTCTCCTCTGCTTGGTGGCAGTATATACCGCCATCAGCCTATTGGAAAGCCCTGCCCTGGATGTGGACAGCCCAGCCCTGCCAGGCGGTAGGAGACACCAATGCCCTTGGTGACATGCCTGACAGGGTGGGGGGTCCTATGGCCTCTTGACAGGTTTGGCCCAGCCACTGGGTGTGGTGTGCTTGGCCTGCTTTGCCCTGTCACTCATGGCCTGTATTTGGTCAGGGGTATACCTCTGTGCAGTGGTGAGGTGTGGGTGGGTGGGTGTGCTGTAGTGGACAGCCTCTGTCCAGGGCTTTGACTCCCAGCTGGTCACCACATCCTGCCAGGCTGGTGCTGCTCCCATTGCATACCTGGCACCCCTTGAGCAGTCACATGCAGCCACACAGGTGGTGACTCTCAGGCGCTCCTGCTTGTCATAGTAGTGCCTGGCCATCTCTCTCCACCCTGTTGAGTCACATGCAGGGCACCCTGCCAGCTGCACATGCTTGGTGGTTGTGGGGTCTGCATCTATCAGCTCCAGCAGCCTGGCCAGGTTAGGTGGTGTTCGTTTCGTTTTGCACCAGGCCTCTGTGCCTTTCACCAGGTCCTTGTCACTGATAGCTGCCAGGCCTCTGGCCCACAGCTTGAGTGTGTCATCCACCCACCTGTCTGCTTTATTGTAGTTGTTTGCAAATGCCTGAAGCGAGCGTTTGACCACCATGGGTGATGCCATCCTGTCCTCCTATCCTTGTGTATTTATCAGGTTGCCCTGCTCATCGAAGTCATCATCTGTGTACCACTCTGCACCCATCTGGTCAGCTCCTGGGGTCCAGGTGTCAGCTCTGTCCATGTAGTCTCTGAGCTTGCCAGCTCTCAAAAAGGTGGAGACCCCATATCCTCCATCTCTCAAAAACCTGGCACGCTGGTCATCAGACTGCCACCACCAGCTCCAGCAGTGCACCACCCTCTCCACACCATGCTCACTCACCCTGGCCCTCAGCTGCTCTCTCCGCTTGCCCAGCTTGGCTGGCTTGGCCCCTGCCACTGCCTGCACCCTCACCAGCTCCATCCTGGTCCATAAGCCCTCCAGGTCCACCTGCTTGGCCTTGGTGGGCTGGCCCCCTTTTTGTATGGGTGGCCCGATTGCCAACGGGGGGGACCCACCACCAGCTCCAGCTGCCTCAACCAAGGGGCCAGCTGCTGGTGCTATCTGCTCAATGTCCTCACCTATTATTGATAGATGGTGTACTTGTGGTGTGCTTGTGCTTTTAATACCGCGCGCGTGATGGCTGGTATCTGGCTGTCTGCTGGCTGGTATCTGGCTGTCATAGACTGCCAAACCATTGATATTGCTGGCATCAGGTGGCCAGCTGGCATCTGTGTGGACTGGCTGGTGCCACTCATCAGCAAATGCCTTGACCTGGCTGACCAGCTGAGTGCTGTGCCACCTGGTCCAGCCACAGTGCTCTGCCAGCTTGCGTGCACTGATGGGCACACCTGCCAGCCTCCTGTCCAGGGCTATCATGTAGCCCACTGCATCAGGTGCTGGGTGGCCCTTTGTCCACCTGTGCATCAGCAGGTCCTGTATCAATGCCTGGGGCACTGGTCTCCAAAATATCACGGGGTTCGTCCTTGGTTGTTTGGTTGAGGTGGGTGGCAAAGCCCACAGGTATGTACACTCTGATGGATGACTGGGGCCTCTGGCCCAGGGCAGCATACACTGCCTCAGCTCTCAGGCATTGGACCTGGGAGTCATCACCCCAGATGCCACTATGGTTAAGCCCATCCAGAATGGCCTTGACATGATTGTCCAGGTCTCCATGGGTCTTGACACATTTGGGCAGCTGGCCTGGTGCTGTGGCCAGGCGCTGGGGCCTGGGGTACTGGGCCAGCACATCCACCCTGACAGGCACCCCAGCTGGTGCCAGCTTGACACCCTTGGCCACTGCAGCTGCATGCCAGGCCACTGACCTCTCATACTGCTTGGTGGCTGTGTCTGTGTATGTGGTCATGTGACCACCTGGCAGCCTCCTCACACGCACTCTGCCCTTTGCCCTGGGTATGCCTGGCACATTAAAGCTCAGGGCCTCTGTCCAGGTGGGCATTTGATGGGTGATGTGCTTGGGTACTTTCATGGCTGGCCTTCTGCTGTTATGGTGGGGCTGGGCAGTCTCTGGCTGTCCTCCTGTGTGGGCCCATCCAGTCCTCTGCCTTTTGACTGGGTGGGCCCTTTACAGTTTACAGTCTACTTAAATATGACACTTAGACTGTCCAGCAGCAGAGCACCAGAGACCTCCTGGCCACCTTTGATGGCAGCTGTGATGGCCCTTTTGTCAATGCTGGGTTTGTGCACCACCCAGTCAGAGCTGATGTGCTCCTCTACAAAGGCATCAGGGTCACCTATCTCCAGGCTTTTGCCTTTGCGTAGATAGACAATTCCAGCATCTGTCTCCAGCTTGCGGCCATCATCCTCACCCAGCAGCTCACACCTGGCCTCAAGCACCAGCTGGGCATGCTGTTTGATACGCTTGGCAATGCCCTCCAGCATCCTGGCCCTGCCCTGCAGCCTCTGCACCTCTGCCCTGTAGAGCTTGGCCTGGTTGACAAACTGGTCAATGGCATACCTGTGCCTGTCCAGTTTGTCCTCACTGCCTGAGAGAAAGCCACCTATGGCCTCCTCAAGCTCATCATCTGTGATGCCCTCACGGGCCTCCAGCTCAAAGCATAGGGCCTGGGCATTTCGGTAAAGCTCCAGGCTTGTCACGTTGTTTGGTTTTGCTGTCATGTTGTTTGTCCTCCTGTGTTGTTGGACTGATTAAAATGGTAGGTCATCCATTGCATGCTGGTCATGGTCATAGTGGCCATCAGCATCTCTGCCATCTGCCACTATCCTGTCACCCATGTCTGCCAGTGACTGTGGGATGCCTGGCCCAGCCTCCCATATGACTGCATCACACCCTGCACGGTCCTTGCATTTGTATGCAGGTACAGGCTTTTTCTGTCGCGTACCAGCCTCACACTCAGCCTGCTGCTGCTTGCGTTGTGCCACATTATCGAACATGGGCCCATTGCAGCTGGGGCAGGCAGGCCCTGCACCTATGAGTGCATTGACAAAGCCATCACCACTGCCACCCTGCTGAGCTGGTGCCTGAGCTGGTGCCTGAGCTGGTGCCTGGGCTGAAGCTCGAACCGGTTGAGCTGCAGCTGGTGCCTGAGCCTTGGCCCTTTGCCTTGGTGGTGCTGATGGTCTGGTGGTGGTGTTGTCGCGTGCACTGTCATCCATGCCCACCCCTGACTCATCACCCCTGGGCACCATCAGCAGGTCTCTCAGTAGGTAGCTGAGGCAGGCTGTGTGAGCACCTGCCAGTGCTTTGTCCAGTGGTCTGCCTCTGCCTGGGATAGCTGCCCACCCTCTGGTCATCTCTCTCTGCTCAGGGTCCTTGGTGCCTGTATCGAAAAGCAGAGTGTATGTGGTCTCCAGCATGCAGCTCTCTCCATGCTCACTGCTGGCAAAGGGCACCACACTGCTGCAGCCAGCTGTGAGCACCAGGCCATGGGCATGCAGGGCCTGCCTGCTGTGCTCAATCATGGCCTCTGCACTCACATAGTCATATCTCTGGTGGTCGTTGCGTCCATCCTTGGCAATGGAGCCAGCTGACTGCTGAGCAGCCAGCAGAGCACCTGCCAGGGTCTTTGGTTTTTGTTTTGCTGTCATGTTGTTTGTCCTCCTGTGGACGTTGTTGTGGCTTGTCATTTTACCAGGTCAGCCAGCTGCCACAGCCAGCTCACCATTTTGTATGCACCAAATAATGCACACACTCCAAAAGCAGTGAGCACAGCCTGGGGTGGCTGGGCCACTGTCTCACCCTCATCAGCTGCCTTGGCTGCCTTGGCTGCCTTGCACAGCTCACCATCAGCCCAGGCCAGAGCCCCATTGACCTGTGGGTCAGGGCACCCATCCAGGCGCTCCATGAGCCCACCCAGCACCTGCCAGGCTGGAGCTGAGTGACCAGTAAGCTGCAGCTCACGCCGCAATGCCTCCAGGTCCATTGGCTCCATCCTGCCACTTGAGTGCAGTGCCCACAGTGTGACTCTCTCATCTCTCATGGTGTCACTCTCCTACTGCCAGAGGCCTAGGGTGTCCCACTGCATGGCCCATCAGCTCCAAAAACTGCAGCAGGGCCACTGCATTGACTGTGTTGGTGTTGAGTTTGTCCTCAAGATAAGTGTGGTGCAGGTAAATATCACCAAACACCATGCAGGTCATTGCACCACCCATGAAGTCATTGAGCCAGCACAGCACAAACTCCTCACCCAGCTCACTGCCTCTGCCCCTGCAGCCATACAACAGCTCATATGGGGATGGGTTGTCACCTCCTGGCCTCCAGTCATAGCGGTCCAGCCACTCACCCTGGGTGGCATTTGTCATGCACCTGGGCCCTGTCTCTGGCTCACCATATGGGGCCCTCAGTCTGTCATCATGTTGCACTTTGTCTGCCATCTCTCTGTCCTCCTGTGTTGTTTTATCTAACCAGCTGCCACCATGGAAGCTGGTCACCCTCTGCCCTCTGCTGCATTTTGTGCAGCCACTATATCAGCACTGGGCAGCCTCTCACCACCCAGCTGCTCATGCCCTGCACGCATACACATGCGGGCCATCTGTGCCTTTGTCCGACGCTGATTCCTTGCCAGCTGGCACAGCTCACGGTCCTGCTCCTCTGTCATGTAGACAGTCAGCTTGACGCTCAAGGCATCAGCTGGTGGCTTTGGTGGCCTGCCAGCTCTCCTGCTCAGGTCTGCACCTGCCACTGCCTGGTACACCCCAGCTGACCTGCCTGAGCTGGTGGGCCTCCTGGTCTCAGTCCGGTACACAGCACCCATCCTCTCCAGCTCTCTCCTCCTGGCTGTGACTGTCCGATGGGGCAGGCCTATGACATGCACCACCTCATCATCAGTGGCACCATGGGCACCTCTGCCCAGGAT